CCAGCGCCTGTTGCTCTGTTTCCTGCTGCTGGGTGCCGTAGCTGTTGAGCGTGTTCGCATCGAGCAGGCCCATGCTCTGCTGTTGGCCCCCGAGGTTCCCCAGAAGCCCCGCCGCCTGCATTTGCTGCTGCTGACCTTGAAGGCCCGCCGACTGATTAGCCTGTTGCGCCTGGAGGTTGTTTGCGGCGTTCTGGAAGTTGGCGCTCTGCTGAAAGTTCGCGTTCGCCAGGCCAAACTGATTTGCCGCGTCGGCGCCCTGCATGTTCGCCTGCTGCTGATAGCCCGCGTTCTGACCCAGCACCGAAAGGTCAGCGTTCTGATTTTGGCCAGCCGCCTGAAAGTTCCGGTTGATGTCGGTGTTGAGAAGGCCCGCCGCCGTGTCGAAGCCCTGACTACGCAGACCCGCCGCCGTTTGCGCCGCCTGTCGCCCATAGGCTTCATTCGTCAGGCTGTCCGCCACGCCTTGCCGCGACCCGCCAAACGCGCCCGCCTGGGTAAATTGCCCGGCTTGGCCGCTCAGTGACATTTGCCGCTGCCGATCAATATCGGCCAACGTCGCGTCGATCACCTGCGAGGTGTAAGGGTTTTGATAGGCCGACATGTCCGACCCGGCGAACGTCTGGGGGGTCAAGTTCTGGACTTGCGACCGATCCATCTGCGCCGCCATCGCGTTCTTTGGATCAGCGACCGAGGCTGGTAGCACGTTCGGCGCGTTAATCTGGTTCGGTTGATAGCCCAGAAGCCCTTGGGCGGCGCCAATCCCCTGCTGCACGGCGCCCTGTCCCTGCCCAGCTTGCAGCATGTTCCGCGCCGCCAGCTGGTCCGCCGTCTGGCCCTGCGAAAGCTGCCCGGTGTAGGGCGTAAACTGCTGACTGTTCAGCGATTGCGCCTGACTAAACAGCGGATTGAAAAGTGCAGTGGTCGCAGCGTTCGCGGTCGTGCTGCTTTTGGATTTGGACTTGGAACCACCAATAGACAGGCTCATTTAGATTACCTCCGCCAGCACGACGCCAACCTGTTTCCATCCCAAGGCCCGATGCCAACCGGCCCGGCCCATGAGCATTTTCCGATTACAGCCCTGCGCTCTGCCCCATTCGGACATGCGCGGTTCCATGCGTTTGATTTCGTCGAGGTCGCCGCCCGCCAGCCAATAGAAGAACGTGCGGCCCGCAGGCTCATCAATGAACTTCGTGACCACCGCCGACCGCTCAAAAGCCCACAGGTGAGCCTCGCCGCTGTCTATCTGCGCCATCACATCGGCCAGCGCGTATCGGTCCCCACCATCGGCAAGCGCCTCCTCTAGCCGGGCCTGAACGGTCAAAGCGCGGTCAGAACCCAAGCGCCGCTTGCCACCGTCGCGGCGTAGCGAGTGCCGGTCACGGTATCCACCAGGATCAGCCGGCAGCCCTTGCCCACTTCAATGTCCCGCAGCCGCTTATGGTTTTCGAGGTCCGCCTGTTCCAGCGCGGCTTTCCACAGGGCGAACACGCCCGCGAGGTATTGCAGCGGCGCATTGGGAAGGGTCATCGACGCGACACCGGCTGCACGTCGAACTGATAGACCCCGACCCTTGCGTCAGTCGCGGTCGTAACCTCTATCTTCATTTCGACTTCACGCCCGGAAAACAGCACGTCCACGGGCGCGGTCGAAATCGTATAAGGACCGTTCGCCGTCTCTGCCCCGTTGGGCCATTCGCGCGTGTAGAACGTCGCCCGCGAATCCCCTTGCGTTCCCTCGTCGCCGACGAAACCCTTCACGACAACGCGACTATCAGCCCCGCCCAGATCCCCCGGCCATTCAAACGGGCCGGTTTGAACGTAAGGCGTTGCGCCGCTCCAATCCCAGCCTTGCTCATGCTCATAGGCATAGCCGCTGGAATCCATCGCTATCGGGTAGGAAAAGACGCCTATTGACGTTCCACAGGTCCGCCCAAGGTTGCCCACATCCCAAATCGACCGGCGGTAATTCCACTTCACGTAGCGGTCGTTTTCGTTCGAGGCGTTGGAGGGGTAATGCCACCACACTTCCCCGTGTTGCACGTTGTGCCACGCCGTGACCTTTGACACTTGGTCGCCGTTGATGTCGGAAAACACGTAGTCCGCCACATCGCAGGGGATGGCCGAGACGCCCCCGTCAAACAGATAGAAGTTATCCCGCCCCATCCAGACGCAACGGCTGTCCAGCGACACCGCAGCGCCCTTGGCGATGATCCCGCAGTCAGAACCGACCTTCTGGAAGCCGTAGATTGTCGGCTGGCCTTGGTAGCGCGCCAGCCACGCATCCACATTCGTGAAAACCAGCGTTCCGCCCGACACCCGCCGCCCGCACATAAGCTGGCCTTGCGTGTCCAAATCCTGGTCGCCCGCCTGATCGGTCGCACCCGCCGTCCAATCGGTATTGACGCCCTGGTCACACCAAAGGACCGTTCGATCCTTGAGCGCGAAAATAAACCGTTCAGCCGTGACCACCAGACCGGCGCACCCCGTAGGAGCCCCCGAAATGGGCGCGGCAACCACGCCCGTGTCTAGCGTCCATTCATAGAGCTTGCCGTCGCCTTCCATACAGCCGACGAGGTATTGCCCCCATATGTCCAGCGTCCAAACGCTGGTCGGCGTGATGTTTCCCCGGTCAGGCCGGGGCGTGCCGTATGCGCCCACCCCATAGGCCCCGGCGCCATAGCCACCGCCAGACGTTGCGTCAGCCGCGCCGGGCGTAAAGCCGCTGGGGGTAATGTCCGAAATCGCGCCCGAAGCCGTCATGACATACAGCTTGGAGTGCGTGCCAATGCCGATCCAGCGACTAGAGCTGTTGTCCGCCCATGTCGTAACAGCCCGCGCCTTGCCCGTTACGGTCGAGGCCGAGCGCAGAACCCAACCGCCCACAGGTTGAAGGTTGGCCCCATCCGGCCAACGCACAAGGTTTGAAAGCCTCCAGCGGTTTTTGGCCTGTCGCGCCGTGCCGTTGGCAAAGACGCCCGCCGGAATATCGACGTTGACAAGCATCTAGTAGCCCCAGGCGAGCCAGTAACAGGTAACGGTCGGAGGGCCACCGCCGGAGGCATCGAGCCCTAAATTGACGCTCACCGTCGACAAGCTCCGCACGTAAGCGGCCAAGTTTTGCGATCCAATCGCGCCGCTGGTCAGGTCCGGAGCGTGCAAGGCCCCGGCACAGGCAGTCGGGAACGCATTGGTGAACGTCACGACAGCTTCGCCGGTCGTGCCACCCGCCGCGCCCGTGACTGTGGCCGTGCCCCACTTGATACGGAACGAGCCGAGCGACAATTCGCCAGCCGCCGCGCCCGTAATTGGGAGCGTGGTTAGCAGCGTGGCGAGAGACGTAACCCCCGTTCCGCCGTCAGCCGCCGCAATGGGGCTGGCGGTGCTGCTGATCGTGGATCCGGTAAACGTGCCGCCCGTCATGGTTTTGCCGGTGAGGGTCACGGCGCTGGGGATCGAGAGCGTAGGATTGCCCGACACCCCGTCGCCGTTCGTAACCGTGATTTCGTTTGCGGTTCCCGTAACCGTGCGAGCCGAGGCCGTTCCCGATCCCGTGCGCGCCAGAAGGCCCGTCGAGGAGACACCCGCGAGCGCCGTCAGGTCAGCGTCAGTCGTTTGCGGCGTATAGCCGAGGGCCGTTGTTACATCGCCCGACGTAAGCGACACCGCGCCCGAACGGGTATTGAACGACGTGACCCCGGCGCCAATGCTAACCGCCGTCGCCGACGTAATCCGCCCTTTGGCGTCAACCGTGATTTGGGGAACCTCGGTTGTCGATCCGTAGGTGCCAGCCGAAACCGCCGTATTAGCGAGCGTAAGCGCCGCCGTAGCGTTGGCCGAGCCGTCAAAATTGACCGTCCAGGCCGCATCGCCCGAAGCCGTGATCGAGCGCGCCGTCGTCAGGGTAGCAGCCGAGCCGGTGATGTTGGAATCTGTGTAGCAGATCGTTTTACGAGCGGCGCTTGAGTTGCTGACGAACAGGTTGGTTCCGTTCCACTCAACAGCATGGGCAACGGGCGTCGTCAGAACCGCACCGGCCTGAAACTTGAACGGAGCGACCGTGGTCGTCCCGGCGGCAAATACCTGCGTCCCCGTCGAGGTTCCGCCAGCCTTCGGGACCATCGCAAAAAGCGTCGTATCGATAAGGTCAAGGTTCGCGTTCAGCTTGGTCCCCCAGGTATCGGAGGACGCATTGTTTTCGGGCTTGGTTAGCGCGTAATTCGTCGTGGTTGTGTCGGCCAAGGGCGCGAACTCCCGTCAGGTCAGATTGAGGCGAAGGCGGCTTAGGGCCGGTAATAATACCGGGCGATGTCGGTGAAGGCGTCACCGTCTTCTAGCGACACATCCCCGGCCAGAAAGGCGAACTGGGCAATCTGCCCGTGCCATGTGGCCCCGGCTTGCGCCGTATCAATTCCGAGACGGGCGATGGTCGTTCCGGTCGCGGGAACCATCAATCCGCTCTGTGCGGGCTCGCCGTTCAGGTCAAACCCCCATTCCGTCCCGCTAAACCATGCGCGGATGAAATGAACGCCGCTGAAGTCCACCTGATCATCTACCAGATCGGCGGCGCCGTCCGTCAGCACCAAACGGTTAACGCCATCGACCACCCGCCGCTCCAGAGCGCGATATGTTCCCGAAGTCGTGCCGCCGTAGGCAAACAGCGTCCGCGTTGCCGTGTCAGCCACGAGCGCCGCCTGTTCGACAATGAACCAGACCTGCCCCGGATTTGCGCCGGTAGGAAGGTGCGCGGGAAGCGTTCCAAGGGTCATGCGATCATTCACGCCGTCGAACGTCGCACCCTCGCGCCCGGTGCCATCAACCGAAACAAACGAGGTGGCCGAGGAAACCGGCTGATTAGCGCCGGTCGCCTGGACGAACGGGCCGATGTAGGTTGTGAGGTCGCCCTCAATGCCCGACCAACTGGAAATTGCGCCCGGTGTCGGGTCCAGTTCACGATCCCACGCCGCCTCATCAAGCGCGGAATCGATCACGTCCCGCAGCCATTGCGAAGGCGGCAAGGCCGGGCCGCTGCGCCGCCGGTTAGACACGCGCGACGAGAATGCATTGTCCATTGAGAACTTCATGCCGCCGTCCAGATTTCCGCCGTTGGAGCAACAGGCGACCATGTTTCCGAATTGACCGACACCGCCGACCAGAACCGGGAACGCGATGCCGCACTAAGCGTATCGTTAGCCTCGGTAATAGCCGCCTCCGCAGCAATCGCGGGCTGCGTCACGAAGGCCGCTGATGCGAGCGTGTCGCCCGCTTCCGTGACCGCCAAAGCCGCCACGAGCGCCAGGGTGGAAGCCGACGAAAGCGTATCGTTAGCCTCTGTGATTGCCGCAGAGGCTTTCAGGGCCAACGTCGCGGCAGACGACACAGCGTCCCCTGCCTCAGTAATTGCCGCCGCCGCCTTAAGCGCCAGGGTGGAAGCCGACGAAACCGTGTCGCCCGCCTCGGTTATCGAGGCCGTGCCAGAGATGCTAGCCGTCGCCGTGAGCTTAACGCCCATCGAGCGGATCGTGATGCTGGCCGTAGCACCCGAGCCCTTGATGGACACCAAGTCCCCAGCCGCTACGCTTACCGAGTTAGTGATATCGAAAAATGAGCCGGTCGCGCCGTCAATGATTGCGTAAGTGAGGGTGCTATCAACGCCTCCAACACGCAGGACAAAAGTAGCTGTCGCGGTAGGCGCCACCCATGAATTAGCGGAGACGGTCGCAGATAGTGTGCCCAGCGTCCCCGCGTAGGGCATCGCAATTTGCGACTGGGATTCCGTGTTGACGGCCAGGAGAAGGCCACTTGGAACGAAGTAGCGTGTGACGCCGGCACCCAAAACCGCTGACTGGCCCGGCCCCGCCCCAAGCGCCGTGACATGCGCTGTTGATGGTGTGTATTTGTAGGACAGCCCGACAATCGTAAGCGTGTCGGTTCCCGTGCCGGTTACAAACGAGTAGTTAAACAGGTCCGCCGCTGCGAGCGTGTCCGAGTTGCTTGTGTCTTCAAACGCGCCGGTGCCTGTAACCGATACGGATTGCGCGCCGTTCGCCGCGTTGACCCGGCTTCTGACGGTCGTCGCCGTGGCCCGCGCCGCCGTTACATAAATCCGCAGGTTGGAAATCGTCCCCGCAGCGGGCGCATAGGTTTGTGCGTTTGCATCTGTCGTCTGCACCGCCGTTATATTGCCGACCGGGTTAAGGTAGCGAGTGACCGACGCCGTTGTGGAAGAAACCGAACCCGCAGCCGCCCAGAAGTTAAACGCCTGCCCGGCGCTCTCATGGTTAGCCGTTATGGACGAAATCAGCAGGTTGCCAGAAGTCGAGCCAACAATCGCTTTGTAGCCGACCGTATCGCCCGCCGTAACCGAAACGGTATCAGTGAGGTCGGTATATGTGCCCGTCGTGGAGGCCGTGATTGTCGCAACCTGCGCCGTGTCCGCAGCATTCAGGCGTGTCGTAACGCTCGACTGTGCCGCACGGGTGTTGGTCGCAACGATAACCCGAAGGCTTTTCAGGGTAACGTTTGAGCCCCGGTGAACAAGCGAGGCGTTAGCCTCCGTCGTTTCCGCCGTTGCCAGAGCGTTGTTGGAGTTGCCGTAGTTGCCGTAATACGTGACCGACGAACCCGCCGAAACTGTCGTATTACTGAATGCCCCGGCAAACCCGTTCTCAGCCAAGGGTCACACCATCCGGCAGGAGCGCCGCAATCATCTCGCCCGTTTCCTGGTCAATGCCCGGAACCGTAAACGTGATTTTCCCGTCAACCGCGCCGAAATCCCACTGCGGCTTGTGCTTCTCCTTCACGACCATTTCGCCCGTAGGGTCGCCGTCGCTGTCGAGAACCGGCTTTTTATAGGCATCCGGAAGCGCATCCTCGATGATCTTGAGCGAGGTGTTTTTAAGCCGGTTTTCGGCCAGGATCGTCAGATAGACGCCTTCCGGGTCTTCATGCTCAACGCCGTCCACGATGGCCCGTAAGCACACATGGGCGCCGGGTTCCTCCGTGTTCCATTGCGTGAACAGTTGGACGCCGGGATGAGTATCCGGTTCCCAAAGTTGCTCTTTAACCATCAGGCGTTCCCCGCCGTCAGCGTGAAGCTCGTCACGCTGAACGCCTGCGCCGCGACAAACGAGGTGTTATCCACCGTCATGTCACCGCCGCCGCCCGTGACCGTCACAGTGCCTTGAATGCCGCAGGTCGTGCCGTCGCTGGCATAGATGCGGAAGTGCGCCGCCGTGCCGGTCGCGTCCGCCGAGGAATCCGACCAGGTGCCGCTGAGTGCCTTGGTCCCGGACGAGGCCGCAGCCATCCAGTCAGACGGAAGCGAACAGGTGGCAACCACGGTTCCGGCGTCAGCCGTCGCGCACGTTGCGGGAACCGTCCCGGTGCGGATTTTCAGAACCGCAGACGTGCCGATGGTGCTTTCGACCACATCAAGGCGCGCGTTACGCACCGCGACAGAATATTGGAGAGCCATCGGTTATTCCTTCAGGGCGACGATGTTAGAGGCGGTCGTTCCGGTGGCGCGCACCTGGACAATCCGCAGCGGAATGAAAAACCCGGCGGGGACAGCCGTAAACGTAACCGTCGTGCCGCCAGCGGTGACAACCGAGACGTTGCCCGTCGTGCCGACGTAAAGCCCGTTCGCGTTCAGGAATGTGGTGTTGGACGGCGTAACCGCTTCAGCGTCCGAACAGATCGAATCGACCCGCATTGTCATGGCGTCACCATATTGAGTTGAGGGAGGAGAACGGCTCCAAGGTTTTCCACCTGGTCGGCGCCCTTGAGGGCCGCGAGGGCGCTCAGATAAAGGTTAGTCCACACGCCCGCCCGCTCGTCCTGCACAATAGCCGCGAACTGGACCAGCGCGCCGTAGAGGTAGACATCAGGCGAGGTCGTCAGCAGCCAGTTTGTCGAATTGGTCGCCAGATCGGGAATGCGCTGCCAATAGGTCAGCTTCCCGGTAACAGCCGATGTTGGGGCCGGTAGATAGCGAAACTCGGTGCCGACGATGGTGTAATACGACACGCCATCGGCGAGGCTGGTCAGCAGGCTAAACTCGTCCGCCTTGTCCGGTGTGACGTAGACTAGTGCCGTGTCGTCCACGACGAAGGTTCTAGGCGCCACGAAATCCAGCGGAACCGCAGAATATTCCGCATCAATGCTCGCCGTCGCCCGCCCGATCATCCGGCGCACCCGAAGTTCGCGGTTAAGCTGGGCCTCGCAAAGCGAGATACAGTCCGCCGAATAGGTCGCCATGTCCGAACGGATTGCGACCGTTCCCATAGCCGCCCGCAATTCCGTGTAGGTCGTGAGCGCCATTAGCGGATGATCCCGTTGGAGTATCCGACTTGCCCGTCCGCCGTGCGGAGATAGGCATAATCCGGATCGTTCAGGCGCTTTGCCAGCCGGTCAGCGTTGGCAGGGTCGAAGGCGTTCCAGCCCTCAGTTTGCAGCCAGTGATAAACAAGCTGCATCGGGATTGACGCCACCCGGCGCATCTCGCGGCTTTTGGAATAGCCGTCGTTATGCGTAGCCATCGCCTTGTTGCGGTCCAGAATTGGGTCGTTGGCTTGTTCGGCACGATAGCTAACCGTGCCGTCGCCGTTGTTCCGCCTGAAATGAACGATTCCGCTGCCGTCATCCGGCAGGAAGGGTTCCCAACTCATTCGATTTCGACAAAGCCACGCGCTTGCAGCGCCTCGGCCATCGGGCGAGGGCATTCAAACACGTCTTTGCGCGCGTAGGTCAGGTCGCCAATCCCGGCGATATGTTCGCCCGTGCTGATCCGGCCATCACCGGCAGCGATAACCATGACCTTGACGTAACCGGCCCTGTCGGCCCCGTCCTCTTTCGGAGGGCGCCCGCGCCGCTTGGGTGCAGCTTCCGCCGCCTCTTCTTCCAGGGATGCGCGTTCGTCGTCTGTCAGGGCTTCGTCAGTCATGTTGCCTCAGGGAGACGCGCCCCCTGAGGGACGCTAGGTGACGTGTCGCCAAGTCTTGCGAATGCGAACGTCATGAATGGTTCTAGTCGTGATCCCGAGCCGTTCGGCCAAGGCCGGGATTGGCTCATTCGTGGATCGAATTTCTCGAACAAGATCATCGTTCAGCTTCGACATGGCGCAGGACGTGCCCTTGGGGCCTCGCCGCACCGCGCGCCCCTTAGCTGCCATGTCACTCATGTTCTCGCGCCACGTCCCAACCGACAGATGGTCTGGGTTTACACAGCGCGGCGTATCGCAGGAGTGCATCACAATCATGCCCTCCGGAATCGGGCCTTTGTGATGAATGTAGGACAGGCGGTGCGCGGTGATCGGGCCGCCGCTTTCCTCTTTCCGCCAGACCTTGCCGTATTTTCCCGCCGTTGATCCCTGCCAAATCCAGCAGTCGCCCTCGCGGATCGTCTTGCGCTGGAAGAGTTCCTCTAGCGGGAAATCCCTCTTAGCTTCCGGGCTCCCGCTAGCTACCCATCGCTGATAATGCGCGCTACAAAATCCTCGCCCGTAGTGTTTCTTAGTGCAGTTCAAGAATGTGCAGCTTTTCATAGCAGGTTATCCGAGTTGATTTACCCGGATAACCTACCACGAAAAGAGATGAGTTGCTAAACCTACGTGAGGTCAGCCACCACACCCCCTCCAAGTTGATTTCTACACACGAGAGTTTTCTCGGTCCACATACCGAACTTCTCGTTGTCGCCGTTCGACGCCAGCGCCTTGGTGTAGGTCGGACGCAGGGTGCCGACGGCCCACATAGCCGGGTCGATGAACAGGCAATCGCGCGTCAGCCCGTATTGATGCGGGATCAGCGTGATTGCGCCGAAGTCCGACACATACACGTCGGCGGCGCCGTAGATGGTCGCCATGCCCTTGCCGCTGACTTCGGTGCGAATATCGGCGATGCCGGTAAAGCCCGAAAACTGCTGCTTGTGCGTGCCGCCCATGTAGGCTTGCGAGAACTGCGAACCGTTGGTGAAGCCGGTCGCCAGAACAGCCTTCACCTGAACTTCGGTGAAGGTGCGCTGGGTGCCGTTGCCAGCCGCCGAAACCGTGCCGCCGCTGAACCCGCCATCGGTGCCAGTGGCGCCGCGACTGTCGTTGGAGGTGATCCAGGCGAGAGCGCCAGCCGCCTTGCGGGGAGTGCCGCCCGACTGCGCATTGGACGCGAAGTTGCCGATGAAACGGGCCTCAACGTCCTTCTTCAGCGCGATACCGGCCAGCATCTTCTGCCGGTCCATTTCGTCCGCACGGCCAGCGAGGGTTC